CAGCCCCATGCGTGCAGCCTTGATAACCTTCGTCCAGATTGTGCCAGCCCATGTCAACGGATCCAACAAGATTTCTGTAGCCAACGCAGGTACCCCCCCGACAAGAATCGCTGGTTTGGTACCGGGACGAACATCTGGTAGGCCATAGTTGCTTCGGTTGTAGAGTGCAACATAGGAAGAGGACAGATCTCGCCTGTTGCCACCGAGAATTTCCATTGCTTCCGTCTCGCCGGGTCTTCCCAACGAGCCATACCATTCAGTAAATGCGCGGGCAATCTGATCGCGTGGTTTGCCGCTCGCCATGCCTATCTCTTCAAACTTTTCGGCCACCCCTTCTACCCCGTCGCGTAGATATATTCTCATCAATCCGACGCGTGTGGATCCGATCAGGTCTTCGGCTTGCGCCAACGCAGCATCCGTGTAGGCATCCTTTTCGTCTGCAACAGCGTTCCATGATTCGATCCATGTTCCCGGATTCAAAAATTCCCATGATGTCGGTACTTGGGCACCGAAACCTGCCCCCGGTGCCAGCATCCAATCGGTTCGTTCATGCACCCCCAATGCAGTATTCCCCGCCTGTCTAACGCGGTCCCACATCCAGTTCAGATCACTCCATGCTTTCTGTGTCGGAACAGCGATAGCCTTACCCATTGCCCGGAATGGAAACAATACGGCACGCAACGGCGTGCCAGCATCTTCAAACAAGCCTTCGATGACCGGAAATTCCCACTCCAAAATTCGATCAACAAGGTTCGTGTCACGCTCCTTGTCTACCGGTAGACGGTAACCAGACGCACGCATAAGATTTTGAGTTGTGCGAGTCAGACGAGCAAATTCGCCTTCCTGCCACAATTGAGGCATTCCCTCAAAAGTGTCACGCATCTTGAGAACACCAACTTGGCCCTGTGCCCGATGAAACACATCGACCATATCCATATCGGACAGATTGCCTGCTGCAAGATCAACAAGCGAATTCGTATCAGGTGCTAGATAACGTGCCCCGGAATCATACAACAGTTGAAGGCGACGACCGTAGAATTCATCATTGAATCCAGAACCGCGTGTCCCGCCGTTCCAAACCGGGGACCGAACATCAACCATTGGTCAGCAATGCTGCTGCTTCAAAGATTCGAGGATCGCCCGTCGCCTCAGCCCAACGAGCCAACAATCTGGCAGCCCGCTCCATGTTCGTCGCAGGCAACATCCCGGTACCGGCAACCTGTTGATTGCCTAAACCGGGGGCAGTCAACGGAGTAATACCGGGAGTGAAGGAAGTGGCCTGCTCCACCGGGAGGGGTGGTGGGGGAGGAGCCCCCGGTGGAGCAGACCGATCTGGCAGGGGGATCCCGCCTTGGGCTGGATTCTGCGCTGCCAGATTTTGTCCCTGTTCACCATACCCGGCACCGGCTTCCATGCCCGGTGCCTGTGGTGCAAGATTCTTTCGTACCCTCGGCATACTAGCCTGCCCTCAACGCGCCGACAAGTTGCTGTGCAGCCCCCGGCGAGAATTCGCCACCGGGTGGCGCACCAGCCGCTACAGCCCCCTGTGGACCGGCAGCCAAACCCAACGCCTGCTCCGGGGCGATAGCCTGCCCCTCTCCCGGCGGCGGCGCAGCCTCTGCCTGCTCTTCACGAATCTCTTCATCAGCCGCTTGAATTGCTTCAAAAATATCTAAACCCTTCTTTCTGAACTTCTCAATCTTTGCCACATATACGATAGGCAACTGACCAGACAGCGCCTGCTGCTGAATCCCTGCCATCACCGCCTCTTCCAACGCTTCCTCATCAATCCTGCGTCCCTCCAACTCAGGATCATCGATAAACGGATGCCTCGTCCGGAACGTATGCAACGAAATGCCCTTCATGCCCAACAACTGACCCAACTGGATCGTCGTTCCCTGAATGTCGGCACCCGGTATCGAATGCGACACCACATTGTCGAACGTTTCGAAATGCTTATCGGGAGTGAACTCAACCTGCCCGAAGTCCCCAGCATACCCTGTGAACATCGAATAGTTCTTTGCCCCCCAGTAACCCTTGTAAGTCGCAAAAATTGCCTGATTGATATGAGGCAACTGTGCCTCCATGATTTCCTGCAACTCCTGAATGCGAGGATCCAACGCTGCACCCATCAACGCATCAATGCCGCGTCCGGTGCGTAACGCACCATACGTTTCGCCACCGATCTGCGGAACAGTGCCCGTAGAGATGCGGGCGTTTCGTTCCAACCTGTCGATAGCCTGACTCGTTGAACCATCCGGTGTGGAACGCAACTCACCAATCGACTCGGCATCCAACAAAATGTTGACCTGCCCTTCGCGTCCGTCTTTCCATTCGCCACCGACAATCATCGGCACCTGACCAGAACGGCCAATGATGTAACGATCAGGAAAGATTGCCTTCTCCTGCGCCAGCAAGTCAAGGGCCATCAACTTCGCCATCAAGTCAACCATGCCGACCACGTTCGACACAGACGACGCGACCTTCTCCAACGTGATCCGACCCGGCGTCACAATGCACGACATGTTCGCCCGGTTCGGGACACGCGACAACTCTATCGTCCCAGCGTGGGTGCGTGAATCCTGAAAGTAGCCGTCGTGGCGCATACCCATGATGCCGACAACGATGTGTTCCTCATCAACCCATTCCACGACATCCCACAGATCCTGCCGTGCAATCGAATCGCGGGCAACAGGACCACCGTTTTCTGTCCGCGACGCCGGATAATGCGCCCTCAGCCAGTCACCCGACTTGCCGTAAATGAATCCACAATTACGGGGCGGGTCAACGTCTTCATAGGCGCGCGGTTCTGGAAACGCATTCAACGGGTCGCGTATATCGATGCGGGGCATATTGTTGTCAAAGTCTGGTGACACGATCAGCAACGAAGTCGCATAGCCAGCAAGATGCCGATAAGCGCGACGAGACTTCACCTTATATTTCGAACTGTACCAAGTAGCAGCCAAAGCCTTACGACGAATATTCGCCCACTCACGCGACTCCTTGCCACGCTCCTTCGACGGATTGATCGCAGGACACCCAATAAACGGCATAACCGACGCGGCACGCTGCGCGACCGCATCAATATTTTCCGTAATCAACATAGGCGTCAACGGAGGCAACACCGGTTCCTCGTCCATAGAAGGCAACGGAATAACATAATCACCGTTGTACCTGTCCCGCACCTCCCGCATCTTCGCAAGCAGCACCGACTGCGAATCCTGCCGCTTTCGGACAATGCCGACGATCTCATCAAACGTATACACTAATACACTCCAACAGTAGACCTAGACTTAGCCCAAGGTAGCGCACTAAAGTTGAATTGTGAAGTATCTACGTCAAAAGATTGTTTTCTTTGACGCCACAAAATCCAAATAAACCACAAAGCCATAACCTGATCCTGCCTCAATCTCGTACCCCGCTTACCGGGACGCCATGCTTTCAACTGGCGCATCAACTCGTCCGTCTGATGACGGGTCGCATTATCGCCAGCATACGGCAACTCAATCTCTTCACGCATAAACGACAACGCCATAGATGGTACACCAATCGACTCATCATACTTGTTCATACCTGTCAAATGTTCCCTAACCCTAAAACCATATCGGTCAGTCATCTCAATCAGACGCTCATCCCTAGATAAACCCCGCTGAAACACCATCGCCTCAATCACAACATCCGACACCGTAGAACCATTCTGCATACAACGCAAAACCGTATCCTCAACAATCCCCAAAATTTGTTCATTGCGAGTCAAACCCACATCCTCACGCACAAACAAAACCTTCAACTTGCCTTCATGCGGAGTAGCAGCAATCACACAATTATTCGAACCCAACGCCGGATCCAAACCAATATAGACCGTACAATTCTCCGGAGGATGATGATTCACCGACCGCAACGGATTCAAACACTTCCTCAACGAAGCATCCGTAAACGTCGCAGACGTAGAAGAAGTCGGCTGCTGCATATAGTTCCGCGCCCACGCATCCTCCCCGACCTTGCGACGAATACGATCCAACTTCTCCAACGAAAACATTTCAGGCCACAACGGCTCCGGTTCCCCCGCCTCCGTTGTAATAATCGCCGGAAACCGAATCACCTGCAAAATATCTGGATCAATCTCCGCCATGACCCGCTCATAAAAATCGTCCTCCCCGACCCGCGTCCCATTAATAGTCGTCACACCCCGCTCACCCGGACGAGTCAACCAATCCTGCCGAAACACCTCAAACATGTTCTCCGACAAATTCAACGAAACCCGCGACTGAATATCATCAATATGCAAATGATCAGTACGGGTACCCGCAATCTTCGACCGCCACCCCAAACCCACCATCGAATAATCACGCTCATCATGCCGCGCCTTCTTAAAAATATTGAAATAATCGGCACCCCACGGCTGCAACGTCCTACGCCCCGAATCATTCTGCGGAGTAAACGGACCAAACCTCGCCACATACGCCGGATACGGCCCATGAGACTCCATACGCGAACGCACCCGATGCAAAATCTTCCGCGACATGTCCTGACCCTCCGACCCGACCGTAATCCGAAACTCAGGATCCACCGCCAACTTGTAACAAAAATAGTCCTCAGCCAAAGTCGTCTTACCATGCTCCGGAGGCCACAAAATAAGAGTCACATTACCCGGCGGCGTATTCTCATACGCATCAATCGCCTTCAAA